CCATGCCGACGTCTGGCACACGATTACGATCTTCGTGCACCGCTGCTCCTGCTAAGTCCATTTCTGGTTCAGGAGCTCAAACGTGTCGCGGCTGCTTTCGCAGCGCTTGCGACACAAGAGAGACCATTTCACATGGGCTCAGACTTATTAGGATTCGCTTTCGGATACCCGATTGCGAACTGCCTGATCTGAAGCCTAGTGATTTGAATAGGTTCCTCTCTTATCTTCTCCTTCAGGGGAGGGAGCGGGCTGCTGTGGTGTTTCCTAGGAAACAGTCTCGTCACCGAGACGCCCATGGCCTCCTTCCCCTGATGCGTATGTTGAAGCACGAGCGATGGGAATTTGCCCATTCCGTCGCGTCAGTTAAACGCAGCCTTCCTCAGGGCTGCAGGCAACATACGCCTTCCGCGCGTCCCGCTTGGGAGCGGAACGCGTTCTCCATACCCCCCTCCTCCTCTCCCGAGTACCTCCGGTTCGTAAGAACTGAGGTTTCTCGTATCTTTCCTTATGGTTGGGATCGGAACTATGCCGATTTTGTTTGGCGTCATGTGCCCAACCCTTCCGCCAGGATGTCCGTACCTCGTGCGGACATGTACTGGTGTGGAAAAGGATTAGATTTCCGTAGGCAGTGCCTTACAGGCCGATCAGTTCCGATCGATCGACCTGTTGAGGCCCGGTACAAGGAAGTTATGAGTGCTGGTAAGTGCAGACCACTTGTCATTTATGACGAGTCCACAGAGATACTCGCACCATTACACAAGACCTTGGATGCTCATTTAATGAGCATGCCTTGGCGCCTTGTCGGACCACCTACGGAGAAGAGAATTTCATCTGCCTGTGTTTACCCTTGCCAGACCTCGGTAGATCTGGTGAGCGCCACAGACAACCTGTCACTTGAAGTGACAGAGGCGATACTGGGCTCTTTGCTTCGAAAGAGCCGTAATATCCCAGGACCGGTTCGCCTTCGGGCTTATCAGTCACTCCGGCCACTTGTTGATTGTGCCGGAGAGGGGCGGGAAGTATCGCATGGGCAGATGATGGGGAGCTACCTCTCCTTTCCCCTTCTTTGTCTTCACTCGTACCTTGCAGCGCGTTGGGCGCTACGCGGGGAAGAAGGCAATGTTCTTGTAAACGGGGACGACACCCTTGTGTCGTCTTTCCGTTACCTGGAGGC